TCAGGCCGCGGGGTCGGTGTCGTCCTCGACGCCACCGGGGTCGGTCGGCTCGGGAGCCGGCGCCGGTCCGGGCTCGGCTGGGTCGTCCGGGGGCTCCGGTTCCGGTTCGGCGTCGGCGTGCAGGTCGTCGAGGGCCTGGGCACCGGCTTCGAGGCGGGAGAAGTCGAGCTCCTCGCCGCGTTCGACCTGAGCCTTCAGGTCCTCGATGCCTCCGACGATTTCGCCGTGGGCCTTGTCGAGCTGGTCGGCGATTCGGTTGATGCGTTCCTGGTTGCTCATGGTGAGCCTCCTGATTTGGTCGAGCATGGACAGCACCTCGCCGAAGAGCGCGGTGCGGATGTATCGCCACATGGGGGCGATCACCTCCTCTCGGAGGGGCATGAAAAGGCGCCCCACCGTTCAGGCGTGGGGCGCACATAGGGATGCGTTACGGGCGGGTCGGGAAACTCTGCGCCAAGATCACCACTACGCCAGAATGTCCGACGTGAAGGAATGGCAGAAGGAAGTTCTCATCGGTCTCGCTGGCGGCCTCTTCGTCGGCCTCGTCATCCTGTTGCTCAACTTTCCTGGAGGCATCCCGATGCCAGGAAGGTAAACAGGGGACCAAAGACCCGTAACGACCAGTCTGTTTACGCGATACAGACTGCATGATCAACTCCACCAGGTGCCCGCGCTGCGGACACCTGCCGGGGAAACCTCCCCCCGCGTGGCTATCCCGCATCCCCCTGCTCGGACCCTTCTACCAACGTCACATCGCATCAGCGTGCGCAGAGGGCGTCGAGGGTCCGAGCGGATGGGGTGAAGCCTGCGGATGCAGCCACCCGTTCCACATGTACCGACTGCTCGACCAGAGGTCGAACCGCTAGCCGACGATTCGCTTCAGTTCGGCAGCGAATCGACGTGCCAGGTAGGTGTGCCCTTCCGCCGACGGGTGCGCCCAGTCCAGCGCCGTACGGAACCAATCCGCATTACCCCCGTCCGGGGTACCTACCCGGCCAGTGCCAGTGAACCAGCCGGAAGCGTCGATGTACGACACGCCCGTGGTGGCGTCGACCGCACTCTTGACCTCCGCGTCCATCACTGCACGCCGGGCCGTGTCGAACCCGCCACGTGCCGTGGTCGGAGTGGCAGGGAACAGCGTGGACGCGAGGACGATCTTCGCATTGGGAAGGTTCGTCTTGATCGCCGCGATCGACGCGGAAACCTCGGTGTTGATCGCACCAGCTGCCGCAGCCTTGTCGTTCTGTGATCCAGGGATGAGCACCACATCGGGAGCGGCCGTGTAGAGATCGGCGAGGCGCTGCGAGAACCGCACTGCGGTGACCCCGGTGGTCACGTCGGTCGCCCAACCGGTACCGCCGATGCCCAAGTTCGTCACATCCCAGCCGAGCAGCCGCCCGAGCTGGAAGGCGAACCCGAGCGCCTGCTGCCCGGATGCGACGATGCCCGCGCCCCAGACAAGCGAGTCCCCGAGGACGGCGAGCTTCTTCGCCCCCACCGGAACCGAGGACGCCGAGAGTGTCGCACCGGGAGGGGTCCAGATGCCACCGAAGTTGAAACCCGAGTCGACCTCAAGGACGATGCGCCGTCGCTGCGCATTCGGCATTCTCACCTTGATCGCCCACGCACCCGAAGCCCCGAGCGCCGTGAGCATCGGAGTGGTCGGCTGCCCGTCGATCCACAGTCGGTATTCGCCACGCGGAGAGCTGGCGGTCCATGCCTTGATCTCGAACTCGGAGCCCTCGTAGTCGAACATCACCAGCCACGGATTCGAGGCGGTGCCGGCCGGGGAGCCTGTGAGACGAGCGAAGTAGTAGTGCGATCCGGTGTCGCCACGATTGTTCAGTCCGACGTAGCGGAACAGGGGATTGTCGCGCGCGGTGAGCACGCCGTCGGTGATGCTGGTCGTCGACGCCGCTGCCTCGGTAATGGTGATCGGCGGACCGTACGGCGCGGGGATCGGCGCCGATGCGACAGATAGCTCACCGAGCGAGCTTGCTCCGCCCCCTCCGCCCAGCGCATCGACGTATGCCTTCGTGGTCGCGTCGTCGGCGTCGGTCGGGGCGCCGACCTTGAGCCGTCCGTTGGTGGTGCGGTAGGCGATGGTGTTCGCGTTCGCGGGTGTGCCGTAGCCGACCGTGGCCTGGTTTCCGAGCCCGTCGGTGCCGTAAAGGCGGACGTTGCTCGTGGTCTTGTCGACCTTGGAATCGACCGCATCTACCGGGGCATAAGTGGCGTTCCCGACCCGTGTGATGTGGTCGTCGACCGTCTCCTCGGTGACCAGGCGCTGTGACGCCGGCCGAGTACCTGGTGATGTCATGGATCAGACTCCCGTCACGTAGGGGACGCCGTCGACGTCCAGAGCGATAGATCCGCCACCGGTCGCGGTGGTGTCGAAGTAGGGCACGCCGTCGGCGTCGAGGAAGATGCCACCACCCCCAGTGCCGCCGCCCTGCTCGGCGCGGTCGGCGGCCTCCTCGGCGCGACGCACCAACTCGGCAACCTCGGATACGACCGGCGGGTCGTAGGCGACGTACTGCGAGACGAGGTCGTACAAGTCGATCGTGGCGACGTCCGGGATGACGACCTCGAACTCCTGCCACCCGCCGCCGGTGTCGAGCACGAGCTTCGCGGGGCCAGGATCAAGACTGTGGGTGGCGATGGCGCCGCCCGAGATTCCGATGTCGACACGGATGCGGTCGACGACCTTGCCGTCTGCGCTGTGCCGGAGGGCGGGCGCGGAGACGGTAAGGATGCCGTCGGCGTTGCGGCCGGAGATGTCGACGACCGTGCCGGTAATGCGCGTCATCACGAGCCTCCGTGTATTGACGGAGTGAGCATGTAGCCTCCTGAAATGCGAACCCCCCGCGAGAGCAGCCACTCTCCGGGGGTATGACCGACTACTGAGGAGTCGATAAATCGATGATAGTGACTGGCGCGTTCCTCGCCGACGATGCGACTGCGGCCGACGGAAAGCTTTACGTCTGGGGCGGAGTACTCACGTCCTTCACCAGGCCCAGCCCTGAACACTCACCCGTGATCATGCCCATGCTGGTGGTTCTCACCCAGGCAGAGGACGGTGACGCCACTGAGTCTGTGCCTATCGAGATCTACGGGCCCGATGGGAACGTCCAGCGAGGCGACCTCCCGATACCGGAGATCACCAGAACCGGAACACATTCCGGATTCTTCTTCGCCCGGGTGACTTTTCAGGTCCCGCAGGATGGTCGATATTCCATCGTGGTTGGCTCGGTCTCGATCCCGATAGATGTAGACACCAATACGGATTAGCCGCGCCAGCGCCACCCGCCCCGACAGTGCCGGGCACAACCTCGACGCGCTCGCCCATCACGCCCCCATCTCATCGACGGACTGCACGAGCCGATACCCGCCGGCCATCTGCAATGTGAACGGATGATTCGGATCGTTCGTCTCGTGCGAACCCACAGTCGGGCGGGAGTCCTTCACCTGCGCGTCCTCATCGGCGAGCAGCACGACCATCTTCCCGACCTGCCCGTACATCGGCGGCTGATGGAACAGCAGCAGATGATCCTTACCCTCGATGGGCGGGTCGACGCGGTAGAGGGTCGCGGGCCCAGCCCATCCGCCGAGCCCGTCGGCGACCTGTAGTGCTGTAGGCATCGAGTGCTCTCCTATGCGGTCGTGGTGAAGTTCAGGACGGTCGAGAAGGCCGACCAGTTGCCGTTGTCGTCGACGGCGCGCAGCTTCACCGCGTACGCCGTCGATGGGGTGAGGCCGGTCAGCGGGAAGCTGGTGGCTTCGGTGTAGCCGCGCACGACGTTGTTGACGAGCACCTCGTACTGGTCGACGCCGAAGTCGTCGGTCGACGGAGCCCAGGTGATCGTCGCCGTCGTGCCGGTGACCGCCGTCGCGGCGAGTCCGGCGGGAACCGAGGGTGGGACGACGCGGGTGTCGCTGATGCGGGTGGAGATGTAGCCGGCGCCCGCCGCCCCACCCCCGCCGTTGCCGGCGAAACCGAACGAGACGTACGAACCGCCACCGCCTCCAGGTCCCGAGGGCCAGCCCCCGTCACCCCCGCGGGCACCGTTGCCGGTTAGATCCGCTCGCGCTCCGCCGCCCCCACCTGAGCCGACGCCGATTTTTCCTGCCGGGACACTGGCACCATTCTCCCCTTCACCAGACCCCACACCACCTTTACCGCCAGGGTCGAAGGATCCCGACGACCCACTGGTTCCATCGGCAGCACTGCCGGATCCACCGCCATTGCCGCCGCGCACCCGGTACGTGTTGTTTCCCTCACCATATTTGCGGTCCACCGAACTTCCCCCGGTGGCCTGAGCAAGGATCGTGCCGTCCGGGGCGTAGAACGTGGTGGTCTTTCCGGTGGTGCCGTGTCCGCCGTCGCTCGTGGCCCCCGGTGCGGGTTCGCCGACGACGATGTCGATGTATGGCGGGCACTGGTCGTACGGGATGATGACCTTCTGCCAACCGCCGGACCAGCCACCGAGGCCCCCGCGGTAGGTGCCGCCCGAGCCGCCGTTGTTCGACCGGCCACCGCCGGACGCCCCGGCGATGCAGTCGAGCACGATGTCGCCGTACGCACCCGCAGGCTTCCACCAGCGGCCCGAGTATCCGAACGTCGCGATCTGCACGACGCCCAGCTCGTCGGCGAGCGTGTCGATACGATTGTCGAGACGCACCACCTCACGTTCGAGACGGGACTCGGTACCTCGGAATCGGTCCGCGAGAGCGTCGAGATTGAAGATCCCGAACGTGATGCCATCGAGGGCGTCGAGCAGATCACCGATGAAGTTGTTCACCTGCTGGATCGCGTAGTCGATGATCAAGCCGGGGATGTTGGCGGTCTGCTGCGTCCGCTCCGTATGCCCCGACGGGCGTCGGCGTGGAAGTTTCTCCATCAGTGCACATCCTCGGAAATCTCAGGCGGAGGAGGATTGATCTCCGACGGGTCCCGGTGCTGCCGCAACATCCCCACCAGGTAGCGGACGTAATCGATCGCTGCCCGGTACTTGATGCGCAGCTCGGCCAGCGACAACTTCACCGTCTCGAGCTCTTGGCGGATCTCCTCGATCCGCCGATCCCGCTCCTGCAGCTGGTCCTCGGTCCACTCCCGCATCTCGCGGGTGAACGACGACCAGTCCGCCGTCTTCTGTTCGGGGCGGCGCTGTTTCATCGCGAAGTACGCCGTGAGGAACGCCGTGACGACACCGAACAGGCCGGTGATCACCGCCCCCTGCCATGTCATTCGGTCCCCTCCGGGCTCGGTACCCTGCGCTCGATGAGGGCAGTGAGAATCGCGGCGAACACCGCCATCCCCGCGAGAGTCGATCCGGTCAGCCACGACGACGGAGAGTCCAGGAAGATCCACGACATGAGGTAGCTGACGGACCACAAGGTGGTCATGCCGACGAAGACGGACATGGCGGGCACCGCGAGCCGGGGGTAGACGGGGGCACCAGCGAGGGCGATTCCGCCGGTGATCCACAGGACAGCCCAGGCGTGCATGGGGAGCCACCAGTCGACGTAGGTGAGGTAGATGGGGTTGCCGTCGGTGCTGGGCAGGTAGGCGATGCCGCGAAGAAGGGAGCACCAGGCCGCGGTGAGGAGGACGGCGATACGCAGTTTTCGGTGCTGGGGCCTGGTGCGCCAGCTGATCTCACGCACGGATCACCGCCGGATGAACGGATCGACGTACTGCTCCCGCAGATCGTTGATGTGATCGATGCCTGCCTGCACGTGCGGTTGCGCGCGCTGGGCAGCACGCTCGAACCCGACCTCGACGGCCTGCTCGATCTTCTGCTCCTGCGCGGGCGAGGTGCGCTCGACGAAGAATCCGGCGAGGAAGTTGCCGAGAGTGGTCAGCACCAGCGTGGCGTACCCGAGATACTCGGCCGATTCGCTCTCGGTGATCAGGCCGGCGCCCACGGCGATCGCGCCGAGAATGGTCAGAATGCCGTAGATCACCTGGCGGATAGCCGGGTAGTTCTTCACGATGTTCTTCACTGCTCCCCCCCGAGGAGTCGGTCGAGCTTGGATTCGATGCGGTCGAGCTGTGCGCGCTCGCAGACCTGCCGGGCCGCGACGGTCTGCAGGAGCGACACCAGGGAGCGGCCAACCTCGTCAGGTACGTCGGCGTACTCCGGCCGAATGTCGTAGCCGTCCCACACCGATTCATTCCACAGGTCGCACCACACGTCGTACGGCCACGGCTCGTCCGGGGGGCGTGTCGACGGGTTGACGTTCTGCGGACGCTGGATCGGGCGCAGGCGGCCGGGCTGTGGATGCAGCTGCCCGGCGCCTTGCTCGACGATGTCGGTCACGGGTTCCCCCTTGGGTTGGGCGCTGCCGAACAGCGCGCGAAGTTCTTGCTCGGTGCCTCGGAAGGCGTTGACGTCGATGGACTGGCCGGCGACCTGTCCGCGTTCGGAGAACTGCAGCAGGACGACTGGTGGTGCGCCGGTGTGGAACTCGGCCCATCCGGCGTGTCCGTCGCCCGGGTAGAGGACGGAGGCGTAGCCGGTTCCGTTCACGTAGTGGCTGTTCCAGATCGGCGGGGTGCCGTCCAGTCGGGGTGCGCCCATGTGGCCGGTCCAGTACCAGCGCGGCAGGTAGTTCGCGAACACCCGCATCCCGCGCTTCTCGATGGCCCGGATGAGGGCCTTCATGTTGTCGATCGAGCCCCGTGTCTTGGTGTCCTCGTAGTCAAGCTGCACCGGGATCGACGGGTCGCCGAGATGTGCGAGTAGTGCGTCGGCCTGCCGGTCGGGGTCGATGTTGTTGCGTGCGAAGTGGTATCCGCCGAACAGGCCCGGGAAGTGCTCGCGCATCTGGTCGCGGGCGCGGGGCCAGTACGGGTCGCGGTAGCCGTCGCCCTCGGTGACCTTGTGGGTGGCGAACACGAATCCTTCACGCTTGGCCGCGGCGAAATCGAAGTTGCCCTGATGATTGCTGACGTCGATGCCGTAGAGGGTCATCGGTTTCCCTTCGGTGGGACGAGTTGCGCGAACCCTTCCCGCACGTAGTCGGAGTAACCCTCACGCTGCGCAGTGGGCGCCGGCGTCGGGGGTGCCGCGTCCGGGAACAGCGCCCCGGCGAGGAGAGGAAGAGGGTCGAGTCGGTTCGGACCCGGCGGTGACCACACAGCCCGATGCCACTCGAGGTGCAGATGCGGGGCCACGCCGCCGTTCGTGTTCGAGTCGGGGTTGATGTGCCCGATCCGCTGACCTGCCTCGACGCGCTGGCCGTACCGGACTTCGGGGATGATGTGCCCGTAGACCGTGGTGCCTGAGCCGTCGGCGGTCGGATGATCGATCACGATCCACTGCCCGAATCCAGAGGCAGGGCCGACGTTGACGACGGTGCCGCCTTGGACGGCGTAGATGGGTAGGCCACCGGAGCCGCCGTTCCATCCGAAGTCGACGCCGAAGTGCATTCCGCCCCATCGGGCTCCGAATGCGGACGTGACGATGTGGCCGCGTTTGAGCGGCCAATATCGGGGTGCCATGGTGCTCCTAGAGACTGTTGGCGATGCCGCGGAAGATGCCCGCGTAGTTCTGCAGGTGCGCGAACACGCGCTCCCACCCGTCCTTCGCGCGGTCCTGGCCGAGCGTCACCGTCTCGACCATCCGCTCACCGTTGTCCGCCACCCGCACGTTCGAGATCCACTGCTCGACCGTGGTGCCCCGATCCCACAGCGTGACGATGTCGCCGACCTGGAAGCGCCGGCCGGTGCCGTCATCCACGCCCATGGAGTAGCCGCGACCATCGGGGGTGCCGGACGAGAGTTGGATTTTCACGGTGTCGGAGCCGGAGTTCTCCTTGAGCGTCGATTGCCCGTTCGCCCAGGCGTCGAGCGACCAGGCTGCGGTGTTGTCCCCGAACTTCTCGCCGAGGCCGTGCTCGCCGAGGTCGTCCTCGAGGTCGGGGTCCCAGAACTGTTGGAAGGCAAAAAACACATCGTCGAACAGGTCACCGACAAGAATCGTTCCGAGATTCAGCCCCGGGAACAGGGCATTGAGTAGGAGCTGCAGTGCGAAGTTGGCGCCCCACTCGATGACCTGGTTCATGATCTCGGGTGCCTTGCCGCCGATGAGCACTTTGTGGGCGGTGGCGTGCGCGACGTCCCGCTCGTAGTACTCCACCTGCGTCGAGTCGGTGCGGAATTGGATCTTCCGCATGTCGCGTTTGGCGTGGGTGTCGAAGACGTACCCGGAGCGGGTCATCTTGTTCCATGTCGACGGGTCCTGCAGGCCGAGGATGTTCCCGGGGTTGGTGAAGTTCAGGAAGTTATCGGAGGTGTAGTCCATGACCGACTGCAGCTGAGCGATCGTGTCGGTGTTGAACACCTTCGGCGAGGGCTTGCCGTCCGCGATCGACCACAGGTGGCAGGACAGGCCGATCTCCTGCATCTGCACCGTCTGGTCGAACAGCTCGTCGAGCTGCGTTGCCCGGGCCTGCAGGACGCACATCTCGTCGAGCGCTTCGGCGGCGATGTCGAGCAGGTCGTCGAGGGTGTCGATGTCGTCTAGGTCCGGCAGCTCCGGCACGGTCCGGCGCACCGGGAGTTTGCCGTAGACGGGCTTGCGTAGCCGGGTCATCACCTCGGCGAGGTACAGCTTGGAGACCATGTCGAACGGTCCCCACTTCACGTTCTGCTTGCCCGTGATGTTGATCTGAAACTCGGGTGGCAGGGTGTTGTTCACCCACACCAGGCCCGACATCAGCCACACCAGATTCGAGATGCAGGTCAGGGTGATGATCTCGCGGCCGGGCTTGCCCTTGACGTTCGCGCGCAGGACACGACCATCCCAAGGGATGCCGTTGTGTTCGGTGCGGACGTGGATGACCTTGCGCCGGCAGTCGACCAGATACCCCGCCATCGGGTGATCACCCTTGATGCGGATCGTGGCCGAGGTCGGCTTGTTCCAGTCCCACTCGAACTCGGCGCCGATGTAGCCACCGAGAGGCCGCCACGCCGTCGCCATCGGGTTGCCGATCTCGATGTCGAACCCGACCGGGGCGTCGGTGTTGGGGCGGGCATAGCCGGGCTCGTAGACGATGGTCATAGGGCCGCCCAATGCAGCTGAGGCACAGTGATCTCTACCTTCGTCGTCGAGGAGGTGCCGGTGCCGGTGATGGTGATCGGCACGGTCCTACGGCCGGCGGGGATCTGCTTGTACCAGCGGCGTCCGATCCACGACCGGTCTGTGCCGGCGCTGTCGTTGATCTGGAAGAAGTCCGGGTCGGTCTCGATGGTCCAGCGATCCCCCGCTGCGATGGTCGGCAGTGGCACCGCTTCGCCTTGCCAGCCGATCGTGGGCAGTGTGACGGGGCCAGTGATGACGATGTGCGGCCACACCGGCTCGTCGCTGTCCGAGTCGATCGACGCGCCCGCGAACTCGGCCGGGGTGAACGTCTTCACGACGGGGCGGCGCCGCCACCACGATTCGTCCGACCGCAGTGTCACCGGGTCGGACAGGATCACCCCGGCGTCCTTCATCAACGTCAGATTCGGCGGCTCGAGCTTGCTTCCGAGGCGCACGTCCTGGAAGCGGTCCCCACCGAAGTCCGTGATGGTATGGAAGCGGTGGATCTGCTTACCGCGGCCGAGGGAATGCCGCCACCGGCGCAGTGTTTCGATGCGTCGGTGAGCGACCGGTTCGGTAATCTTCACGTCGAGGCCGATGAGGTTCGGTTCGTCCATGCGCGCGCGCATCGTCACGCCCGCCTGATCGACGTTCTTCTGGTCATCGAAAGCGAAGCCGGCACCCTCGAGACCTGTCGGATCGGTGCGCAACGAGAGCGGGCAGGTGGGGTCAGTGAAGTCCCACACCTGCCCGTCCCAGCATTCGAGGACGTACCGCCTCCCCGCCATCTACAAACCTCGCTTCGTGATCTCGATCTGTGCTGTGCGGGAACCACTGTCGATGTCGACCTGCACGTCGACGGGGTTGGGATTCTCGGCGGCCTTCTTGATCGCCTCGAGCTGCTCGGCGATCCGGTCCGCCCAGTCCCCGAACGCCTTCTCCAAACCGGGGTGGGAGTTGGCGCCGGTGTCGAACTGGCCGGTGAACGCGCCGTTCTCGTCGAACCCGGAGGCGATGGCGAAAGCCCCGCCGATACCGAGGGCCGCGAGGTTGTACATCGTGGCCCGCCGCTTGTTCGGCGACATATTCGCCCAGCCCTCGGCAGTGAGAGGCACATCGAAGGTGGAGCCCTTGTCGCCGATATCCCCGCCGAAGCCGGTGAGTCCGCCGTTCTCCATCGGCACCAGCTCGAACCCGAATCGGTGCGCGACCTCGCGGGTCAGCCCGACCGACCGGCCGCGCTTCGCCGCGGAGAGTGGGATGTATGCCTCCCCACCCGTGCCCTTCTCCGCGTAGCGGATCAGGTCCGCACCGTCCGGGGCGATGTGCGCGTCCCGGAAACCACCCTGATCGAACGCCCGAATCGACGCCGACCAGATCGGTTGCCGCTCCTCCTCTGCCGGCTTCTCAGTGGTCTTGCCGCCGAGACTGTCGGGCCAGTTGGTGACGAACACCCGCTGCCCGTCCGTGGACATCGCCACCCCGGTCGAGGTGGAGCCCTTCGTGAGGTCGCTGGTCAGATCCTCCTTGGAGAACGTGCCCGTGCGACCTTCGATCGTGCTGATACCCCGATCGATGGCTTCCTGTTCCGCGCGTGCCTGCGCCTCCGCGCTCCCCCCCGGAGAAGGCGGCGAGGAGCGTGCCCAGTGGACGTGGTTTTCGTGCTGGGCCATCGTCGCCGCGCCGTAGAACGAGCCGTCGACGAACTGCCCGTTCTTGATATTCCGGTCGAACCGAGGGTCGGAGTAGATCAGCTCGAGGGAATCGGGGTAGTTGTCGGCGATCCAGTTCGCGAGCGCGAGCTGTTCGTCGGTGTTCCCTGACCCGTTGCTGAAGTCCGCAGCGAGCCCGGACCCGTGGTGGTCGTTCGTGTTGCGGTACCCCGAGGTCATCGACAGCGCCGGGAAGTTCGCAGCCACGGTCGACTGCATCCCCTCGACGACGCCGCCGTTCGCCATGTGCAGGATGTCGTCGAGCTTGAGCAGCCCGAACCCCATTCGCTTCGCAGTTTCGGCGAGGATCTTCTCCGACCGCCTGCGCTTCGACGGTGCGCCGGGGATGTACGCCTCCCACCCGGTTTCCCCTTCGGCGTACCGAACGGGCCCGAGCGGAGTGGAGGTGAGGGTGCCGTTCCCGCGGCCGGGTGCGATGTGCGCCTGGTCGAGGGAGCCGTTCGCGCGCTGCCGGACACCACCGTCGGCCATGCCCGCGTCGTAGATCGTCGGGCCGACGAAGTCATCGGCCACACCACCCGCTCGACGCCGCGCCTGGATCTCGACGTACATGTCGACGGACTTGCCGTTGTTGCGGGCGATGAAGTTGTCGATGGCGTTCTGACCGTCGTCGGTGTCCGCGGTGACGAGCACCGTGCCGTCCGGCAGGGTCTCCACTTTCAGCCCGAGAGCTGCCAGCTTGTCCATCGAGTCCTGGGTCAACGCCTCCGTGTGGATAGTCTTGCTGTCCGGGACGTCGAGCACCTTGCCATGCAGGACGTCGAGGGCGTACTGCGCTTCGGGCATCCCCGGCTGGCTGATCTGCGTATTGACCAGATCCGGAACGAGGCCGTAGCTGTTGATCAGCGCCACGGCTTCCTTGTTGGTCAGGCCCATCTGCATGGCCTGCTGGATCAACTGGTCCCGGTTCGCGGCGTACTGCCGGGTGAGCTCCTCGACGGTGGCCCCCGCCTCGAGGCCGGTGCGGTTCTGCGCCTCGAACGCAGCGGGGAGCGCCGACAGAGTGTCGTGCATCTGCTTCTGCGCCCAATTCGCCTGGTCGAGCGAGCCCGTCCAGCCCTGAATCTTGATCTGCGTGCCGTCGGCAGTGACGCCCACCGAAGCGATCGAGTTGTTCACCTTCTGGATTTCGTCGTTGAAGGCGGCCGAGAGCTTCATATTCCCGGCGAACTCGTTGAACCGTTCCTGCCCGACTCCGAGTGCGGGGATGAGTTTGTTGTCGATGGCGTCGGCGCCGGCGTTCATCGCCTCGGAGATCGACGTCCCACCACTGCGGGCGGTGTCGGCGAACTTCGCGATATCGCCCGCCATGTCCCCGAAGTCCGGCATTCCGGGGATGAGTTCGTCGAACGGGCCCATGAAGGCATCGAGTCCGGCGACCATCCCAGCGAGGGATTCGAGGAACGAGGCGGACATCTGCGAGCCCGCCTGGGCGAACTCGCCGAGCCCACGCATACCACCGGAGACGAACTGCAGGACCTTCTCCGCTGCATCGAAGGCGGTGTTTCCGATGTCGATGAAGAACTGGATGACACCGGCCCGATTGTTGGAGATGGTGTCGGCGAACTGCTGGATGTAGGGGCCGAAGGCTTCCGCGAGCGATGCCTTGAGTCCGTCGGCGGCGAGGGAGATGGCGCGCATAGCGCCCTCGACCGAGGTGGAGGCATTGTTGCCCATGACATCGATGGCCCGCTTGGCGGCGCCCTCGTAGTCGTTCATCGCCTGCACCGCGGTGGTGAGGTCGAGTTCATTCATCGCGTTGCCGAGGTCCTCGGCTTTGGTTCCGAACAGGCCGACGGCGACCGCGTTACGAACGAGGGGGTCCTCGGTCTCACGGATGCGCGTCAGGAGCTCTTCCATCGCGGCGGCGCCTTCTTCGCCGCCCTGGCCGACTCGCGCCGACATCTCTTCGGCGTTGAACCCGAGTGCCTGGTAGGCATCCGCCGCGGCCGTCGATCCGTCGATCGCACGGATCGCGAACTCCTTGATCGCGTCTGCTGCGGTGTCGGTGTCGCGCGCCCCCGCCTGCACTGCCTGACTCATGAGCCCGAACGCCTGCGCGCCCGTGAGGCCGACCTTCTCGAACTGCACCGAGTACTCGATGATGGTGTCCATCAGGTCTTCGGAGGCGTTCAGGCCGATGTGTGCACCCTTGACCATGAGGTCGAAGGCGTCGTTCACGTCGGTCGCGAACCCGGACTTGACGGCGTTGCCGGCCGCGCGGGCCACCTGCGGGATGTCCTCGCCGAGGATGGTCGCCACGCCGTCGAGGGACTGGATCATCTGCTCGGCGTCGCGCTGCGTGGCACCCGGGTCGAGGAGCCCGTTCTGCATAGCGAGGCGGGCGGTGTCGAGGTTCTGCTCGACGGACTCGCCGAACACGTTGGCGTACGCCTCACCCGCGGCCTGCGCGAACTTGCGGGCCTGGGCGGTAGTGACGCCAGTCTGGGCCTGGAAGAGGTCGCGCTGCAGTTCGGCTTCCATGCCGTCTTTGATCGCCCCGGCGAGCGCGGCACCGGCAGCGAGGCCGATGGCGGCGACACCGATGAGTGAGCCTGCGATCGGGCCTGCCTTGGAGCCGAGGTTGCCGATGGCGTCGGAGAACCCGGACAGGAAGTTGCTGCCGCCCTGCTCGCCTGCGGGGCCGCCGCCCTGCCCTGCCTGCCGGTAGAGGTCATCGAGTTCGTTCTGCGCGGCCCGCAAATCCTCCTGCAGGCGGTTGCCGAGTTCGATATCGTCCATCGCGCCCGCGGCCTGGCGTGCGGCTGCGCGGATCTGCTCGATCTCGTCCGCTGCCCGCCGCGCCTCCGTGAGGAGGTTGGAGTTCATGACGATGTCGTCGACGGATTGGTCGGCGCGCTGGGCGTTGCGCTCGAGCTCCTGGATCTGGTCGGCAATACGCCGGGCCTCGCGCTCGAGCTGGTCGTTGATCTCAACGGCCTGGGCGGCCTGCCCTGCACGCTGGGCGGCGCGGGTGATGTCCTGGAAGCTGTTCGAGATGCGCTGGGTGGCCTGCCGGGACTGCTGCTCGGAGCGCTGGGTGCCCTGGATGAATCGGGAGTCGTCGAGAGTGAGGCGGGCAACAAGCTCGCCGACATCGAGAGCGATAGCTCTGCCCTCCTAGGATTGCTGCTTTCGTGCGCTACGTCGCGCCTTCTCGAGGTCCCCGAGTCGCTCGGAGACCTGTTCGAGGTCGACCATTCGGCCGAGGTGAGCCATCGCCCAGTGGATTTCGGCGAGGTCCGGGGAGAACCCGAAGTGCAGGATGGTGGTGCGGCCGGCGTGCAGGATCATCGGCCACGGGATGCCGTCGGCGACCATCTCGCCGAGTGCCGGACCCAACGCGGCGATGGCCTGGTCGATCTGCTCGACCGGCGGCAATCCTTCCGCGGTGGTCTGCTCGCGCATTGCCTTGGCGGTCTCGTAGTCCGGGGCCGGGACGGTGTACTGCTTGCCGCGGATCGGCAGATGCAGGTCAGGGTCGAACCCGGTTTCAGTGAGGTCCTTGAGCGCCACTCACACGCCTCTCAGTAGGGCCTTGTGCAGGCGGGAGGATGGTTCGGCGGCGAGGCTTTCGATGCGCAGGCGCAGCCATCGCCAGGAACGGGACCGCAGGACACCGGATTCGACGTCGATGCCAGCGTCCTGTAGGTCGAGCTCGATGAGATTCCAGTGATGCAGGCAGTCGGTGATGCTGCGTTCGACCCGGGTCGGTTTCAGCTTCTCAGGTTCGACGCGGTACCACTCGCGCAGGCCGGTGGCGGGGTCGTACGGACCGCCGCCAGGATCATCCGGTCCGTACGTGCCGGGCGCCGAAAGATCGTTCGGATCCACTCCCCCATCCGTGCCTGCTTCGGGGATGGGGGTATCGGATTTCCCGGCGCACCGAGCCGTTCCCACAGGGCCGCGCCTGCGGCTTCGGAGTGGCCGAACCACAGCATGGCGGTGCGGGCGGCGTGCACGATGGTGGGCCAGCGGACGCCGTCGTCGACCATCTGCTGGTAGGTGTCGCCGAGCATGAGCAGGATTTCGGCGCGTTCCTCGTCGTCGGACAGGACCGCGCCGGAGGCGATGAGGCGGTGCAGGCGCAAGCCTTGCCAGGCGCTGCAGGTGATCCGGTAGTCCTTGCCTGCGATGGGTAGGTGCAGGTCCGGGTCGAAGAGCGCGTCGAGGTCCTGCACCTACGCCTCCTCGGTGGGTTCGGGCCCGTCGGCAATCGTGTCGGTGTCGACTGCCTCGCCCCCCGCCAGATCGTCTGGCTGGGGGTCGAGGTCAGTGGTGGTGACGTATGCCGCCGGGCCGACTAAGGGGTCGTCGGGGCGGGCTTGGTGATCTCTTCCGGCTTGCCGTTGCCGATCAGCTGGAAGGAGAACTCCTGCAGGGCGTTGGGGTCGCCGGCTGCGGTGTCCGTCCAGATCACCGGGCCCTGGCCCTGGTAGGCGTCGGGCAGTTCGTCGCGCCGGTAGATCTGGAACTCGACCATGTTGTCGATGCCGGTGCGGCGGCCCTTGCGGCGCAGCAGGTTCTGCCCGGGGTCGTCGACGAATCCGGTGGTGTTCTCGCCCTTGCGCTTACCGGAGCCCTCGACGCGCCAGTTGAGGCCGGTGACGACCTGGGCGCCGAAGCCTTCGCCGTCGATGTCGGAGGCGTCCTGGGCGGCGCCCTCGAAGATCGGGGAGACCGAGGACAGGCCACGGACGAACAGCCAGTCGGTTTCGCCGACGTCGCGGACGCGCAGCACCCAGTCGCGGGCGAGCGCGGTCGCGAGCGAGGAGCTGTTCGGAGGTGCTGCAACCGGGGTGGGGGTAGTCATGGTGTCGTCCTCCTAGGACGGGTTGAGGGTGATGACGTAGCTGTCGGGGCGTGTCCAGCGGCCGTTCGCATCGGGGTCGCGCGGGGCGCGGACGGTGCGGCGGCAGAGCAGGACGCGGACGCTCCCCCACTGTTGGTGGGCGGCGTCGTGGAGCGCGTCGAACAGCGCATCCATGAGGTCATCAACGGCTCGAGGATTGCGGCCGGCACGTCGTCCCCGGATCTGGATGTAGATGTCGGGGTTGTGGTCGTCGCGGCTGCGGTCGTCGTTGTAGGTGTTGATGACGAGGGCGTCGTCGGGCTTGTCCGGCATGGCGCCGAAGAAGACCGCGGGTGGCCCTGTGCCGGTGTAGACGCCGGTCGGTGTGTAGCGGGCGAGGCCGAGGGTGGCGAGGTGCTCGGCGATGGCTGCCTCGACCGCGGTAGTGGCCGGTGCGCGGGCGGTGGTCATTCGTCCTCCGGGGCGTCGAGCACCATGGGGGCGATGAGGTGGGCCTTCGCGAACTCGAGCAGGCCGAGGGTTTCGATCATCATCAGTGGCTCACCGTCGGGCTTGCACGATTCGACCGCGATGCCGTCGCGGCCGTCTTGGTCGATCGTGCGGATGATGGTGATCCGCGATATCTCCATCTCGGATTCGGTCACAGTGCGCTCCTGATCGCCTGGGCGATGACCTGCCCCACCGTCTGCCGGGTGGCAATGACGGCATTCTCGAGGAACTTCGCCTCACCGTGCTCGTGCCGGTAACCCAACTCCTCGTGCTGACGCACCGCGTACGGGAGGGAGTACGAGACCGCGGCCTCGAGGTCCCCGGAGTGGGTGGTGCAGTCGTTGCGCAGCGCCCCGGTTTCCTTCGGCGTCCGCTCGATAGCTTCCTGCTTGATGACCTCGGCGGCGTCGTCGAGACCCCGCTGTGCTGCGGCGCGGATGGCCGCCAGGTTGATGTTCAGGGACACGACACCTCCTAGGTGAGGTCGATCGAGTAGAAGTTCGGCGTGCGGCCGAGGCCGTCGTGGTGCAGCTGCTCGGCGAGCACCTCACACTCACGACCCCCAAACTCCGCAGGCAGCGTCACCAGTGACCCCGGTGGGATCAGCGCGGTGGTTGCCGGCATGGAGACGCGGGCCTCTGAGATCACCTCGGAGCCGTCCGGTGCGAGCACTTTCTTGCGTTTCGCGGTGATTTTCCCCATGACCGTGACCGGATCGGCGTGTACCGGACCGTACGGCCCGTCAGCGACCTTGCGGGCCACCCGCACGGGCCACGCCCACCACACGGCGAGCGGGTCGCTCACCATGATCGCACCAGGTTCGAGCCGAGACCGGCGGTGCGGAGGATTCGCACCGCGGACGGGATGAGCCCGTCCAAGCTCTCGGCCTTCGCAGCCTCGAGTTCCCCGGCGTTCGTCGACACCGATGCCCCGTCGATCGACGAGGCCGTCACCACTTCGGCCATACCGGCACGGCCCGCGGTGGGGTCGATGCCGTGTTGCGCCCAGAATGCAGCCTGGGCGCACGTCGCATCGCGCAACGCGCCCAGCTTCCATGGGTTGGTGGGCAGGCCGTTCGAGTCGGTGTCGTACACGTCTGCAACGCAGGCATCCGCGACAAGCCCGGACGCCTCACGCAACAGCACCGAGCCGTTATGTGGAGGCGGGCTGCCGGTCCACTCCTCGTAGTCGGTGGGTGTGGCGTAGATCAGCACAGTGGCCTCCTGGTGGCGACAGTGCACGCGCGGCGCACCGTCACCGGCTCAGCGGGACAGGATGCCCTTGCGGGCCTTGCCTGCCTTCTCTGCTTCGAGGACGCGGTTCAGTTCGTCGCTGTCTTCGACGGTGGCGAGGTAGTCGTTCACCTCGTCGACGTCGTGCTCGGACGGGTTGAACGCGGCGCCCGTGGCCTCGTCGCCGACGTCGGGGTTGCCGACGAGCTCGAGCATGGCGTCCTGGAGTTGGCGGACCGCGTCGCCCAGTTGGTTCAGCTTCGCGGTGAATCCCGGCTCGCCCTTCGTGAACCGGGGCACCTCTACACGCCCGCTCACGGCGTCGCGTCCAGAGTCAGCTTCACGGCGCGCTTGAGCGACTTCGTGGAGTCGGCGTCCGTGTAGTCGTCCGGGTCCTCCACGACGGAGATGCCGAAGAAAGTCGACAGCACCGACCGGTCGCGCAGGTAGTCCGAGTCGTAGTCCTGGATCCACCGCATCGCGAGGCCGGCGTAGGACTGCGCCTCACCGAAGGCGACACCGCGCGGCACCTGCGGGGCGCGGTAGACGGCCTGGAATGCCGAGGGGTGGAAGACGTATGCCTCGTCCTCGGGGATGCTGTTCGAGGTGACGACGGTGAACCCGGCGACGCGGCCGATGGTCGCATCACGGAGGGCGCTCTGATCGCCCGCCTGGTCGAACTTCTTGAACTGGTCATCCTTGAGGACGACCTGCTCGACTCCGGTGCCGACGAGGCAGATGCGGCCCGCGACGGGCACGTTGTTGTCATTGAGGACCTTGCGGCCGTCGACGAGGGAGTTGTAGAAGCCGCCTGAGGTGGCGATGTCGATGACCGATCCGGCCGGGTAGGTGGCGTCGGAGATCTTGTCGGCGATCTTGCCCTCGAGACGTTCGGCGACCGCGCGGGTCTGCGGGAGCAGCACCTGGTTGGTGAAGTCCTCGATGTCGAGGGTGAGTTCCTCGTCGGTGAGGCCGATTGCGTTGTAGATGTGCGTATCGAGCTTCACGTCGACCTTGAACTCGTTGAGGTCGTCGACCTGGATGGCGGTCGAGCGGTCGTTGCGCCATCCGTAGTCGCGGGCGACGGTGCGGCCGGCGATGCGCAGCGACACGGTGTCGTTGGCCGGGGAGCGCTGGGAGAAGTAGACGTTGGCGTCGGAGGCGATCAGGCGCGGGAGCACGATCTCGCGTTCGAGGACGCCGAGGCCGGACGCGACGATCTGCGCGGCCTTGAGGATGGTGTTTGCCATGGTGGCTGTCTCCTAGTAGAAGGTGCCGCGGCGTTGGGCTGCGGCGTCGGCGAGCTTGCGGGGGTCGGTTTCGTAGCTGTTGCTGCGGCCTCCTCCGGCTTCGCTTCCGAAGTCCTTGCCTTTGGATGCTGCGGCGATTCGTTTTGCGAGGGCCTCGACTTTGTCGGCGGGGACGCCGGCGAGGAGTTCGAGGTCCTTGTCGTCGGTGATGCCGTGCTTGCGGGCGGCGCGTTCGACGGCGAGTTCGGCGCGGGCCTTCTCGGCTTCCTTGGCGGCGGCATCGCGTTCGGCTTCGGCTCGTTGCTTCTCGTCGAGCTTGGCGAGTCGGGCCTTCTCGTCGGCCTTGTCGCGTTCGGCGAGCTTCTTCTCGAGTTCCTTGCGGGCGGCGCGTTCGCGTTCGAGGGCTTTCTTGCCGCCTTCGCCGAGCTTCTCGTCGTCACCGTCGTCAGGCTTGCCCGCACTGTCGTCGGGCGTGCCGTCGCTTGCGCCTCCACCGTCGTCGCTGTGGTCGGTGTTGCCGCCGTCGCCGCCGTCATGCCCCTCGCCGTCGCGGCGGGGGGGCTGTCGGGTGGGCCAACGGCCCGTAGTGGCGAAGGGGTCGATTCCGTGTCTGGATCCGAGGATCTGGGCGAGTGCGGTGGTGCGGCGCATTGGTGGGCTCCTTGAGGGTGTGCAGCGTCGCGCTGCGGTTCGCCCCGGGCACCGTCGCGGTGTCGGGGTGTCCGCCCAGGGGCGGAAGTCTGTGGGGGTTAGCGGGCGCGGTTGATCTGCTCGCGGCGTGGCCGGCGGGTCAGGCCATGCTCGTCGACGTGCTGCTGGATCGCTTCGCGCTGCGCTCGGAGGCGGGCGTTCGCCTCCCGTTTGGCCTGTGGGGTGATGGCGACGGCGGCGCGCTGCTTCGTATCGCGGATGGCGCGTTCCATCGCTCGCTGCTTCTGGGTGGCTGCGTAGCCTTCGGGGTCCGGCTCGGTCTTGAACGTCCGAGATGCGCCCGGCACGAACCGGCTGAGGGCGTGTCCACAGTTCGGATGCCGGAAGCCATTCGAGATGGCCTCGTCCATCGTGGCCTTGATGCGCACCCGGATCGGCCGTCCGGTCGTCGCGGACTCGACCGTGATCGTGCCTGTGCGGCCGTCCAGGGAGAGAACCTGGCCCTCGAACGGCTGGCATTGCGGTGCCGGGTTCGAGTGCGACGAGACGACCATGAGCGTGTGGCCGTGCTCGAGGGCCCGTTCGATGTGAGCCTCGCGCATCGCCTCGTTCACCACGGTGCGGGAGAGCATTTCGACGTAGCTGGTGAGCGACCAGTTCCTGCCTGCGCGGTCCCGGAAGCCGGTGATGCCGCGCTTGGTGAGGATGTCGAGGGCCTGCTGTGCCGCATCCAACCGCGTGCCAGTCGCCGCGGGCGCGCCGAGGATCCCGCCCGTCGGCCTGCCCGCGCGCGGCACTTCGCGGTTGCGGACCTGAACCTCCGTCACGACCTGCGAATACAGAGCTCCTGCGTTCGCAGGGAGGGCTTGAGTGGCTCGGGCCAGGGTCGACCATGCCTGCTGCGTCTGCGCGACGGTGCGGGCTGTGTTGCGGCGGCGTGCTGCTGGCGCCCCGACCGCGCCAGCAGCACCGACCGCGGTAGCCGTCGGCGTGCGGTCCGTCTCGGATTCGTCAGTGTCGGCATCGGCGGCCTCCTCGCCGAGTTCGGCTGCGTCCTGCACGGCCTGCTCGAGGAGCCGCGGCATTCGTTCCTGCAGTCGGCGTGCAAGTTGTTCGGCGTGCTGCCGGAACAGGAGCTGCTGTTCGGTTTGGGTGGTGAGCCAGTCGTCGGTGTCGATCCCCGTGGCGATGGCTTGGGCCATGGCGGTGAGGAGTTCGAGTTCGGCGGCCGTGTAGAGGGCGATGAGTTCGTCGGGGATGTTGCGGGCGTCTTCAGGGTCGAGTGCCACCTGCTACACCTCCTCGGATTATTCCTCGACGGGCTCGTACGTCGCTTCGAAGATGTCCGGCTTACAGGGGTAGAACTCGCCCTTGACGCCGCGGATGATCCAGTCGCCGATATCGGCGCGCATCTGCCCTTCGAGCGTCGGGACTATCAGCCGTTCGAGCCACCGTGGATCGCCACCACCCGTGCTGGTCGCGGTGCACTCGACAACGAAGGTGTCGAGGCCGCCCCACTCCTGCAGCTCGGCGAATCGTTCAGCCGTGCCGTCCCATTGCCTCGCTTCGATCTCAACGGGCTTCTTGCGGTACCGCTCCATCGCTTTCCTCCTCGGTCTCCTGCTCCTCTTCGGGCTGCTCGTCGCCGGCGGGTTGACCACCGAACGGCGGTGCGTCGCCACCGAACACCGGCGCCTCCACCGCGCCCGCGGCCTCGATCAGCGCGACCTCCTCGTCGACCTGCTCCTCCGTCCAGTCCTGATGCAGATACCGAACCTTCGTGCGCGTCGACGCGGCCCGCGCGGTCTCCCACGCCTGCACCGTCTGAGCACGCGCCAGACCCGACTCCTGAGCGAACGGAGGCCAATCGATATCGAGGGGGTCGACCAGGCTCACCCCGGCGAGGCGCGCGCACGCCGTCGTCAGATGCTGCAACGCCACACCGAAGTGGCGGGCCTTGCCCTCGGTGGTGGTGACTGTCGATTCCTTCTTGCCCGACGCTTCCGTCGCCGTCTGCGCGACCTGATCGGACAGACCGAACGACATGGGGCTGTAGCCGGTCTTGCGCAGCACCTCACGCAACAGCATTTCGCCGACCTGGTCGTGCTGCAGCACCCGGATCTCGGGCTGGTGGAACTCGAAGATCGACTCTGCGGCGCCTTCCTTGCCGATGCCGGTGCCGACGCGGGTGAAGATCTCCTGATCCTCGTTGAATGTCAGTCCGGTGCCGGCGCCGCCGTGCTGCAGAACGTCAGCGGAGGCGAACACGCGGGTCTTGCCGAGGCGTACGTCGCGCATCAGGGAGGACCAGACACTGTCGATGCTGTGGTACAGCGGTACGAGGTCTGGGGCTCCACAGTCGGAGGCGCCCATGTTGCGTAGGGCGGGGTCTGCGGACCATTCGGGGTTGGGGATCTTGTTCGGCACGTATTCGACGAGCAGCTCATCGAGCCCTACGTCGACGAAGGACGCTCCGTCGGCGGCGAGACTCACATCAAGGCCCGCGGTGGCGGGATGCTCATTGAGGGGCATGAGGCGTCCGAGACTGCCGCTGGTGCCGCGGTACAGCTCGTGCACGACCCTGCCGCGCTCGTACCGCTCGAGGTGCCGCCACACATCCTGCGAGTCGCTGCCGTCGAGTTCGGTGAAGAACGTGACGGCCCGTAGCCGTCCGCGATGCCAGTCGGGGATGGCGCGGTCGACGTCGACCCATTCGATCCACGGATCGTCCTGCACCTTGCGGTCACGGACTACACGCCCGTACACACCTCCGAGGGCGGACGCGGATTCGCCGGCCGCGTACAGGTCGGAATGAAAGCGCGGCGCATTGAACATGTCGTCGATGCGCCTCTGTACCTGCTCACCTGCCTCGGCTGCGGCGAGGATGGTGGGCGGCTTGGCGAACAGGGCAGTCGCCGACAGGCTGGCGACGTCGGCGGGGATGGGTGCGTGGAGCCGTTCGGGGGTGTCCTGTCCGGCCTGGATGGGCTTTCCCCAAAGGGCGTTCCAGGCGGCTCGGATGCGGCCGGGGTTGCTGCCGTTGGGGTGCTGCGCGTAGAAGTCCTCGAGGCGGTCGGGTGCGCCTTCCCATTGGACGCGGCATTCGGCGACTCGGGCGAACAGTGGCGCCATGTCTTTGGGCGGCCATGCCACGCCGGGTCGGATGCTGCTCACGCGGCTGCCTCGCTCTCGAATCGGTGATCGTCGGGTAGTGGAACGGCGTAGCGCCACATGAACTGGGACGACGCGACTGCATAGCGCAGGGCGTCGCAGAAGTCGTCGTTCTCTTTCACGGGTTTGTCCTCGCCCTTCTTCGCCGCTTTGGAGTCCCATACGTAGCCGGGGATCTCGTTGAGCAGGTTCGAGCACGAGGAGTGGATCAGGAGCTGCTGTGTGGACAGCAGGGATGCGACGACACCGATGCCGAGTTTGTGGCTGTTGGCGGCGTTGGCGATGTTGACGAATCCTTCGCGGTTGAGCTGCATCTTGAGGGCGGCTGCGGAGGGGTCGACGAAGTGATAGTCGGGTGTGCCGTGTTCGTTCTCGAAGCGGCGCAACAGTCGGGTTCGGTCAGCGGGTGTGCCGGCGGGGGGCGCGAACTCGGCCATGGCGTACAGGCGGGTATCTGTGCCGAGGCCCAACAGGATGCCCGCGGCGGGGTGGTTGACGCCGTCGTCGATGCCGATCGCGAGGACGCGCTGCATGGTGGGCAGGGTGTCGACGACGTGCACCTTGGGGTCGAACATGGGGTAGATGACGCCGTCGGCCATGGTCCACAGGCCACGGATGAACCGGTCGTGCCACAGGCCCTTGTACTGCTGCGAGAGGTTCTCGATGTACCCGTCGGGCAGGTATCGGCGGTTGTCCTCCAGCTCGAAGTGGAACACTCGGTGTCCGCGTTCGTGCCGGCGGTCGATGTAGTCCTTCTTGAGGAAGTGGCGCGGCCCGTCGGGGTTGGTGGTGGCTCCCATCCAGGCGCCTTCGATGGAGTGGCGGGCCCTGAGCTGGTTGACGAACTCTTCGGCCATCAGGGTAATCTCGTCGCAGTACGAGATTTCGATGGTCATGCCGCGGATGATGCCTTCGGAGCGGACATCGGAGGAGCCGAGGACGTGCACTGTGCGGCCGAGGATCTCGGCTGTTGGGGCGCCGCGGTTGTACTTCACTTGCGAGGCCCAGTCGCCGAACATGGTGACGTTCTGCAGTGGGCTGATGAGGTTGCGGTAGGCGGTGTCCCGTGTGCGGCCGATGATGACCGCTTCACCTTCCCCTGTGCCTTTCGCCATCTTCATCATGTAAGCGAACAGTGAGCCGACGGTCTTGCCGGATCGGACGGCGCCTTCCCACAGGTTCATCTGCGACTTGGCTGCATCAGCTTGGGCGAGTCCGACGGAGAGGGCTTGTTTGCGGGAGATGGGCAGTCGGTCGATGGGGTCGAGCACCTCGACAGTCACGGGCTATTTCTCCGGTGGTTCGAGCGAGGCGATGTCTTCCGGTGTCACGTTGGTGACGAGGTTGGTGAGGACGTCGTGCATCTGGGCGAGTGTGGACTTCGCGCCGGCCGCGTCCGCGGTGCGGTCGGAGAGCTTGTCGATGATCGCCGCGCTGCCAGATCGGGCGTTGGTGTGTTCCCGCAGATCCCGCGCTGGGATGAATCTCAGATACACCTCATGCTCCGAGCCACCCTCGCCGCGTTTCAGGGTGGGCCACAGGTCCTCACCGTCGAGCACGTCGAGCACCTGCTTCTGCGCCAGCTCCAGGATCCGCAGCTCTGCTTCGGCCGCGGCGGCCTTGCGCTCCCGAGCGTTGAGCACCTTCACCGCCGTCGCCTCAGCAGTGCGCTCCGTCCCGAACGTCAGCTCGAGCTTCTTCGCCCACCGACCGATCGTGACCTTCGGCCGATCCATCCTCTCGGCGATCGCACGCAACGACAGGCCCTGCCCATGCAGTTCACGAAGGCGCCGACTGTCCTCATCGGTCCACGCAGCCATGAGCCACTACACGCACACGAAGGCCGAGACTGGGACGTCCCATCGGGTGGTCCATTCGATCCCTCCTTCGGAAGTTGACGCCCCGCGCTCCCAGGTAGCGAAACCGGACGCGGGGCGGGTCCATCCGAGCGGCGCGAGGGGGTCGGCACTCGAGGATGGACGATTGGGGTGTCTGGAAACGACGAAGCGCGAGCGCCCCGGTGTGGGGTCATCTCGCGCGTACGCGCTGAGCGTATCAGATGATCTTCCGTCGCTGGTCACGCTGTTGCGGTGAGTTGTTCGAGCTCGAGTCGGTGGAGATGTGCGCGCCGTACGTCGCCGACGAGGTACAGCAGGGCTCGTCCGGCTGTCTGGATGGGCTGCACGGCTCCGATATCGCGGAGGTGCTGCACCCGTCGGGCGGTCAGGGTCTTGTACTGGTCGCCGAGTTGACGTGCGAGGTCGGCGATGCCGTGTTTGGACAGGACCATCCGATCAGCTTCGGCGAGGCGCTGCTCGTCGATGGGACGTAGGCGTTCTTCGGGTCGGTCGATGACGCGCCATGCGGATCGGGAGGCGGCGTCGATGTCGGACAACGCTTCTGCGGAGCCTTCGGTGAGGGCGAGGGCGTCGATGTGGGTGCGGAGCCAGCGGGAGGTGCCGGCGGTGCTGGTGTCGCCTTGGTAGTACATGCCGCGCTGTTCGAGGACGTGCCGTGCCCAGCCGACGAGCGTGTTGTGCAGCTGGTCGCGGACGTTGCTGGCGATGTGGTTGTAGGGCAGGGGTTGTTCGGTGCTGTCGTTGCCGCCGAGGGACGGAATGGGGGCGCCGCCGATGCGGTCTTGTCGGAGGATGGTTTCGTCGAGCCTGTGGGCGAGCCAGGGCACGGTTTTGAGGATGGCGTCGAGCTTGGCGAGTTCGGCTTTGGTGAGGTAGCCGTTCATCGTCGCGCCTCCGGGACGTACAGGACGGTTGCGGGCAGTGGAATGTCGGCATTCGCTTCTTGTGTCCCATTGACGTAACGGACAGCGAGATCGAGGGGCCAGTCCCGCTTCTCACCCACTAGCCCGTCAGGTCCGATGATCACCGTGCCGTCAGGCAAGACTGCGAGTTCTTTGTGAGTGGTGATGGTGCGGGGCGTGAGCATCCCGACCGCAATGCGGGCTGCGCGCTCGATTCCATCCCGGAAGTCCTCGGTGAGGTACGGGTCAACGCCTTGCGCCTGTAGCCGTTCCGCGCAGGCAGCCTGCTCAATCCGAGCTTCGAGCACGATGGGGTCTTTCACTGTCCACCTGCCGGGGCCGCGTAGGTGCCACGCTCCGGAGACGGCCGGTACATGCTCGGGTCCGCCTGCGCCGTCATCCGCACCTCCATGAGTTCGGCCCGCAGCTTCTCGTTCGCCTTGTGTGCCTGGCGGGCGGCTTCGGCGGCTTGGCCGAGTTCGTGCTCGAGTGCGTCGATGCGGGCGTTGGCTTCGTCGATGTCGGTGTAGGCGGCGGGCATCCGGCGTGTCCTTTCTCGCGGTGGTTGGTGTGGGTCCGGCCCCGTGCACGGGAAGCTGTGCACGGGGCCGGGGTCTCAGGTGGCGGCGAGTATGAGTGCCAACCCGCCGATGAGGAGCGCCCAGATCAGGAGTGCGGACGGGAGCGTGAAGACGGCGCCGCGGACCGGTCCGTCGAGTGGCCGGGTCATCGGGGATCCTCGTCGAGTTTGGCGAGTACGGCCCGGATGCCGGCACGAACTGAGTCGGGGAGCGGCTGGGGCGTGAAGTCAGGACGCCCGTTGGCGCGCCACCACTCCGCAGCACCCCACTCGAATGCGTGCACGAGTTCGTCGATGCGTTGTTCGTCGGCCTGCTCGCGTTCGAGCCAATCGGCCCATTTCAGTAGCGCGTTGATCGTGCCGTGGGCTCCGAGATGCGCGGTGCGTCGGGCTTCGTCGGCGACGTCTCGCAGGATCTCGGGCGTGATCTCGACCTTGGTAGCCGTGTCGCTGGTGTGGTGCTGTTCCTCGTGCGCGTCGATCTCGTCGGCCACATCATCGGCGGGGCCGGTGATGTGGAAGTCGCAGGTGGTGCAGTGGTATTCCCTCATTGGGTCTCCCCGGTGTGGGTGGGGGTGTGGGTGGCCGGCGTGTGGTGGCAGCCGGTGAGGGTGTCGGCGAGGTTGGCGAGCCGGTCGGCGGATTCGCGGGCGGCGCCGGCATCCAACTGCGGCGGGGGCATGAGTCACCGTCCAGGGCGCAGATGGTGCGGCACGGGTAAACCTCGTTGCAGACGTGGCAGATCCCGCACCGGTCGTTGCAGTTCGGATGCAGCTCGCGCACGCGGTCGAGGGCAGACGCCTGGGTCTCTAGGCTGTCCGATGCGTTGTAGAGCACCTGTGCCACACCGGGGTGACAGTGGTCGGCGTGCCAGTCTGCCCACTTCTTCAGCTCGTCGGTATCGACGCTGACCTGCACGCGGATCGTTCGGCCTTCGGGTGTCGTCGGGTCGCTCATGCGTGGGCCTCCGCTCGCTCAGCGAATCCGAGGGCAGGCGCGAGCCATGCCATTGCTTCGTGGGTTATCCGATGGCATGGGTGGTTCACGACTGCGCCTCCGCTCGGTTCGCGGCAGCGACGAGAGCGGCAGCGAGGTCACGGGCCTCATTGGGCTTGCGGTATCCCGTGCTCCCGATGAGGTAGACGTGACCGTCCTCTGCTTCCACATAGTCGGTCGAGTCCCAGTAGGGCTGTTCCTCGGCATATCCGTCCGGCTCAGGCAGTTCGACGACGGAGAAGCGGTTACGTAGGGCGTGGTTGAGATGCTCCAGATAGGTCAGGTTGTCGCACATCACTCCGCATTCGACTCCGCACGCGCAGATTCGCGTCTCAGGGTCGAATCGATGCTCTTCCAGCAGTGCGGCCAGCTCGTCGCTCACGCTCATGCTGCACCGCCCTGGATCACACGAAGCGGACGACGGAAAGAACGCTCCTCGAACTCGATCGGCTTCGACCGGAGGAGGCGCACCTTCGCCCCGTAGTGCTCGAGCAGCAACGCCCGCTCGACCGCGGCGGTGCGGGAGAGGTACACGCGGCGGACGGACGGCCAGATGAACCTGGTGGTCTGGAAGCGCTCCAGGTACTCGTCGTCGGGTTCCCAGCCCTCGGGCTTCCAGTCGGCGCGCGGCCGGCCTGCGTAGAAGGAGTGCTTGAAGTCCTCGGGGAAGAGTGCGCCTTCGGGGTATTCGACGTCGAGCTTCCACACGTACTCGCTCATGCCTGACGTCCCTCGAATGCGATCTCCCACACCCACGCCGGAAGCGTGTTCACCCGGCCGTACAGCGCGTGCTGCACCGGCACCGGCTCGATACCGTTCGCCCGCGCGATCGACGCGGCCTGCCGCCCCACCTTCGCGAGGAACTGGGTGCTGGTGTTCGGGATGTCGTGGGTCTTGGCGTAACCGACGGCGGCGAACCAATCGTGGCGGCCCTCGATCGCGTCGAGGCGGGCCTCAGTCTTGGCTGCAATGGCCTTGGCCTCGTTGGCGGTGCGCTGCGCGGCCTCGAGCTGGTCGATCTGCGCACGCAGGATGTCGAACGTCGACAGGGCCGTTCCGCGCGGGTTGGTGGCCTGCCCGGTGTGGAAGTAGGCGTCGAGCGCGTCGGCCGCCTCGGCCTGGAATGCGACGACGGTCGGCTTCGCGGTTTCGGAGACGCGGTTCTCGTCGAGGGTGGCGAGCCACATGGTCATCGTGCGGCGGTCGATCAGGAGCATGGTGCGCGGTTTGCCGTCGGCCGCAACTACGGTGCTCATGACCGTGGTTGCCCATGACCTGGCCTTGAGCTTGCGGGCCTGACTGTCGGCGTCGATTCCGATCGCGTCGCACATCGGCCGGAGAGCAACCATCGGCTTGCCGTCGATCTCGGCTGCGGGGATGGTGGCGTTCGTGCCGGGGACTGCGATCTGGACGAGTTGTCCGGTAACGTTGGTGAGTGACATTCGAGCTCCTAACTCGGTGTCCGGCCCCTCGGAGTTACCGCTCCGGAGGGGCAATTTTTTGTGTGTCGGAAGATCACTCTACGGGACTGGAAAGCGGAATGCGACCCACTTTCCACCCCTCGTCATAGCGCTTTTTTCTCGGCTTCCGCCTGCGCATACAGGACTTTGAGGCTCGGACGGGACGACGGGGCTTGAGCATGCGCACACAGGTCCGTGCCGATGTAGCCCTCCCCGTCACACAACGAGCACGCGTCGATCGCCCTACGGCGCTCCTGGGCACGCGCATGAGCCTCTGCGGAACGAGCCCGCGACGACTCCCTCGCCTTCCGGGCCTCCCAGTCCGAACGAGCCTGGCGGGCCTCGCCACAGGCGCGGCACGCCGGCGGGTTCGGCTCGTTGATGTGCCTCGGGCATTTCGAGGAGGGGGGTTCGATCTCGCGCGCGTCGCTTACGTGAGATCCCCCCTCTAAGTAACCACTAGAAGAAGGACGGGTCGGGTCGGGTCGGGTCGGGGTGTCGTTAGTCGCACCGTCACTCACGTCGTGACTATCGGCGTTAGTAACGGCGTTACGTTTCTTGTCCCGGAACCGCTTCTGCCGCTCCCGATTCGCCTCCCTTTCGGCCTCTACCTGCTTCTTCGTCGGCTGGTAGTCATCCCAGTCGACGAACTGGTAGCCAACATCGGTCTGCCCCCAGAGGCCCGCCTCAACAAGCCGTTTGGCGTCGCGATTCTGTGCGCCAAGTGTGCCGATCATGTGCTTCGGCAGTGCGCCTTCTGTGAGATGTGCGCTGCACCAGGCGCCCGCCCGGACCCACAGGCCCATCGCAGAATTGCCCGCCGAGATCACCTTCGGATGGAATGCGAGCGCGTCGTCGACCTTGAACCACGTCATCGGACGGCCCTCCATCGGTCAGCGCCTCGCGTTGAGTTGGGTAGCATTTCGCCATCCCCTCTCTGCCTAGATCAGTGAGTGGGTAAGAGGCCGTGAGGTGTGTCAGCACCGCGCGGCCTCGCATCATCGTAGCGACAAGTGGAGAACATTCCGCCTTCCATCGAGCTGGTCGATCGGGATGGTGTGCCCGGACATCGGGCACGTTCGATCGGCGGTGTCGTCGTGGCGGCGCACCCGTCCCGTGTACTCGGAGGCGTGGACCTGGCGACGGCACACCGGGCATTCGGTCACCACAGCGTCAGCTCCACCGGCTCGGCCGGGACGCGCCCGAGCAGCGCGTCCACGGCGTGGCGTTCCTGCCCTTGGTCCTTGGACATGCGGGCCCGACGTGCCTCGGCACGCTGGGTGTCGGTGAGCGACTCCACCCACCGGGTGATCTGCCGCCAGGTCAGCGTCACGACATGCGCTGGATCGGCGACCTTCCGTTGGGACGTGTAGTCGCCGGCAGTGGTGATGGCGATGCCCCACGGATACGTCTTACGGAACAGGTGCGCGTCCCACCACTGCTGGTCACGGGTAGTGCCGCTCCCTTGGCTTTCACGGATGTGGCCGCACCAGTAGTCGGGGTAGTCGACGAGGCCGAGGACCAGGTGGTCGCTGAGCTCGCCGAGCAGCCGGATCTGATCGGGGGTCATGACGCGCCCTCCCACGACCCATCGGGCCCGTAGTCGGACTCGTCGAGATCCCATTCCTGCCCCGTCAGCGGATTGCGCACCTGGTCGTGACCGCAGCGGGTGCATCGGCGTAGGACGAGCCGATAGGGCCAGTTCGGGATGACGACCCGCCCCTCGGCGGTGACACGTTCGGCGCGGACACCGCAGTGCCAACACAAGCCCGGCGGGACCGACTCCGAGGTGCCGTCTGCGTTGATCTGGCACACGAACGGGTCCGCTGTGAACTCGCCCCATTCGATGGGGTGCCCGTCCCACGCGACAGGGAGATGGCGTGCCGCGGGGGTCATGGCCGGTCTCCGATGATGCGTTCGAGCGCAGTTCCGATCTCGTCATGCGTCCGCCCCATGTACAGGCCCCCGTGGTCGCGGTAATCCTGCGCAAGGTCGTGTTGCAGCTGCGCGTACTCCCGTACCCGGCGGATGATCGCCCGCAGCTCGTTGTTCTCGTGCACCATCCCAGCGAGCGCGCACTCGGCCTCCTCGAGCCTTGTGCGGGTGCGCTCCCACTCGTGCGGCGGATCAGCCCCCGGGTCACCCCAGCCGCCCACCTCTGCGGTGGTCACGAGATGTCTCCGCGCCGGCGGCGCGCCCGGTGCAGGACCAGGCACGCCGCGACGAACAGGAACCGGCCGAGGATGATCCCGGCGAGGATGGTGAACGGCAGGGACACGGCGAGCACCGCCTTATCCGTGGTGGTCATCAGTCGCCACCGAGGTGCACGAGAGCGGTGCCGGCCATGTCGCACACGATCGCGGCCACGGTCAGCCATCCCGCGGTGCACAACGTGCCGATCCCGGCGACAGTCGCGAGAGTCTTCATGCCACACTCTCTTTCGCGATGGCCGCGGCGGCGGGGACGTCCAGGTCCGCGATGTCCGCAGCGATCGTGTGCAGCTTCTGCAGCGCGTTGAGCTTGTCCGGGCGGTAGCCGGACCAGTGCATGTCACCGACCATCACGACCGGGGCCTGCAGGTAGCCGAGGAGCTTCACCCAATCGGCCGCGGCCGGATCCTCATCGACATAGCGCAGCGCATACGGCGTGCCCTGCCGGTCGAGGTGCTTCTTCGTCGCCACGCACTGCTGACAGCCGGTGGTCTTCGCGAACAGGGTCACGGGAACGGGGGTGGTCACTGGGAATCTCCGATCGAAATGGTGAGCCAGAGAGAGCCTTCGGAGCCCTTCTCGGCGGGATGGATGACAGGCATCGCCTTGGTCATGAACTGCGGGGTGTCGTCCGGCACCAAGCCGTGATCGACCAGGCCGTCGCACGCGGCCTTGAGCACCGGCATCAGGTTGTCCGAATCACGCCGGCGGTTGTCCCGAGGCCGGTAGTGCAGGCACACCGCGGCCAGCTCGAGACCCGTCGGGCCCTTCTGCTGCTTCGCCAGCCACGCCGTCGTGGACCGGATCTGCCGCGTGAGACGCGCCCGGGCCATGTAGTGCTTCCGGTCGTTCATCGACAACGGCGGCGACGTGTACGGCAGCGCGAGAGTGAACACCTCGACTCCGCACACCTTCTCGACGCTCACGGAAGCCTCACCTGGAACGCGCGGGCAGCACGAGCAGCCGCCAACAGAGCGAGCCCCTCCCCCTCCGCCGCATCCGCGTCGAGAATGTCGTCCCCCGCCCACACGTCCTCGTTCGCCACCGTCACCAGCGGACGCCCATCTGCGCTGTTCCACGACACACCGTGCTCGTCGATGTGACTGGACTCCGGCAGCTTCACCACCGCATAGCCCTCGAGGATCGCGTTCGCCAGCTCGATAGCCGGACCCATCACCAGCTCCGCCGCAGCCGGCATCAACTGTTCGGCGATCAGGTCGGCGAGTTCATCCCGGGAGAGCATCACGCCGCACCTCCGATTCCACGCCCGGTCTCGGTGCGCAGGTACTCGTCGACGTCCTGCCGCCACCAGCGCAGAGGCGAGTTCCGGCCGGTGCCCGTCTTGAATGCCTTGCGGAAGAACGGATGGCAGTTCGGATTCATCCGGTACTTCTTGATCGTGTCCGGCCGTCGGCCGATCGCGTCGGCGACCTCTTCGAGGCTCATGTGGGCCGGGTTGGGGCTCTTTCGCATCGAGCCGTTCCTTTCAGGTGGTTTCGGGTAGGTGCGCCAGGGGTGGTGTGGTGCGCACATCTGGTGCGCCGGATCAGGACTCCGTCGACACACCACCCCTGGCGGGTCTTGTTAGGCGTCGAGCGTCTGCTGCTCGGGCTGCTCGAGGTCCTGCAGTCGCGCCTGAATCAGCGCGCGGACCTCCGCCTTACGGGCCTCGTCGGCGATCGGACCGGACTTGCGCCACAAGTCCTGCAGTGCCGTCTTGTCCGGTGCGTTCTCAACCTCGACGAGCAAGGCGTCGACATCGACCGCTGGCGGCGCCGGTTCGGGGTCACGGCCACGCTCCTCTGCCGCGTCGTGCAGGTCGCCCTTGTGCCACAGGTCGAGCGCGGCACCAAAGCGCATCCCCGCGTTACGCAGCGCGTCACCAATCGCTTCCTTCACAGCGTTGGCGCCATTCTTGCCACCCATGTCGCCGTACCCGATGCGCGTCACGCCACAGATCGTGAGCCGAATCCACAGTCCGCCATTGCGGTCGAAGAGCGGCAGGCCGGAGTCGTCGAGAGCGAACGGCTCCCAGGACCATTCGGGGTCCACCTCGAGGAGTCGGTCGGTCAGGGCTGCGTGCCCGACGTAATCGAGGTGCGCAGCGGGCATCCCGTGCCTGCTGTTGCAGATCCTGCAGAACTCCTTCGGCGCGTCCTTGCTGTACGGCTTCGGGAGGACGTTGATCTGGTGATCGGCGAACGGCTCCCGCAGCTTCGCGAGGGCCTTGAGACGCTCCTCAGTCATCGCGGTCACCGCCTTCGAGCGCCAGGACATCGGAGAGGTTCAGTTCGCCGCGGAAGTACATGCCCTGCACCAACTCGACGACGTTCTTCGCGGGCGTGAACCGTGGCGTCGGCACCTTCGCCGGCGGAATGGACACCTCGACCCCCGGAGGGAGCGTCGCGTCGAACGGTTCCGCGAGGGCGACCGCCGATTCGACGTGCGTCCAAAGCAACCGCAGCCCCTGCTCGGTCAGCTGCACCTTGGTCTCGATGACCTCGTCGCCGAACTGATCGACCATCCAGGCGAACAACTCCGCCTCGTTGACGACCTCGATGCTCGGCTTCGGCTTCGAGGGCTTCGGCACGGTCGCGTAACCGAGCTCCTCCCCCGCCGCGGTGTGCGCGTAGACGGTGCCCCGCTTCAACTCGGCGGACAACTCGGCTTTGGCCGCAGCTTCCGCCTTGGCGAGCAGCTGCTTCGCTGCCGCGATGGCCGCCAGATTGCGGACCGCACTGCTGATCTCACTCATCCTGGGAACTCCTCTCCCTGGACCTTCTCGACGATCCCCGGAAGCATCTGCTGCAACTGCCGGGACTTCTCGTCGACGAACGCCTGGGCCCTCTCTCGGGTGTCGGCCTTCCCGACGCGGATCGGCTCGGCGACATTGCTCGACGTCGCCAACACCACCCACGCGCCGAGGTCCTCGTCGTGCTCGATACGGAACTTCAGGTGCAGCTGCCGAGCGCGGCGCAGCACATCCGCCTGGGTCAGGTTCTCCGGCTTCACAGCTCGGCGTCCTCTCGCTCGGCGTCGAGCAACAGCTCGGCGTGGTAGTCGGCGCTGTCGTCGGCGAACAGGGCCGCGCAGTCGTATTCGTGCCCGAAGACGGTGCGGGCGCAGGTGCAGTCACGCCACGTCATCGCGCGCCCTCTTCTCTTCCTTGAGCACGACGTCGTAGCAGGCGCGGCACATCCCACGGCCGACGATCGCCACAGTCCCGGGCCACTTCCGCAGCGACTCGCTCGAATGCCGGCCGGGCCGGTTGCAGCTCGCGCAGCGCCGCTTGCAGGCGACCACCGGCTCGGCGTCGGACTTCGGCCGAGGGTCGATGAGGCCGAGCATCTCGAGCAGACCTCGCGCCTCCTCGACGCTCTTGGCGTTGGCCGCGACCGTGCGCATGGCCGGTGCGATGGTCCAGTCGACGAGGTTGGTGTCCCCGAAGATCGCAGACTCGGCGATGTACCGCTCCGGCCCACTCATCGGGCACCCCAGATCCGCGACCGGCCGGGGCAGCCCTCGCACACGCCGTCGGTCCAGCCGCAGCACCACGACCCGGACTCCACCGGCTCAGGCAGGCCACACCAGCCCTCATGCTGCGGAAACTCGGGCGTGCTGCCGCCGCACGTGCAGGGACCGTGCGGACCCTTCGGCGGGGTGTAGACGTCGATGAAGATGGTCATCGCCCACCCCCGGCGAGGTAGATCAGCGCGCCGATCGTGCCGCCGTACGTCGCGATCCAGGCCACTACAGCCGGGGTCAGGCGCATCGGGTTCGGCGGGGGGTCCTCGTCCGCATCGGACTGGACATCACGGTCGGCGTCGTCGCACCGCTCGCCTTCTGCGTACAGTGCGTCGGCCTGCTCGTTGTATTCGTCGGACTCGGTCTCGACAGGCGTGGCCGAGAACGGGTCGAGGACCTCGAGCTGCCCGTGGTCGACGGAGAAGATCTGCGAGAACGTCTCCTGCGCCACGGGGGTCGACTCGTTCTCGACGGCGGCGAGCTCGCGCTCGGTGAGCTTGCGGGTGAGGATCGACATCTCAGGAACCCCGCTGGATCTCGTAGGACGGGGCCGCGGCGAGGATGACGCCGCGCAGAGCCTCGAGGGTGTCGCGCAGGACCTCCCCGCGGACGGCGATGATCGTGCGGGCCGAACCGCGGTAGACGTTCGGCACAGACGTGAAGCTGTCGGTCACGGCAAGCGTGAGAAGCCATCCGCCCGAATCCGCCGGCGTGCACATCGGCTTCGTTTCCGGGCAGTTGTAGAACTCGCAGAGTCCCTCGATGGCGGCGAGCAAGTCGTCGCTGTTAAGCTGTCGCTGCATCTTCGATCCTTTCCAGGTGGTTGATGTCTGGCCGTCCCGCTCCACCGGGGCGGCCTTTTTCTTGTCCAGGGACGTTCTCGGCGTCGTCATGCCGGGACCGGCTGCCGGTTGGAGTCAGTTCCATTTGCCACCTCGGTCATGCCGATAACCTCATGAGCGACGAAAAGGTAGTCCCAGGAGGCGTCGAGCTTCTTGGCGATCTTCATCGCCAACTCCTCGGAGAGGTTTGCCATCTTGCCGGTCTCGAGGAGGCTGATGGTCTGCTGGGTGCACCCGACGAGAGCGGCGAGCTCCCACTGCGCGAGGCCCCGGCGCTGGCGTTCGCGCTTGAGGCGTTCGAGGTCTTTGACCTGCATCCACACATTCCTTCGGTAGATCCGCCGAACCTTGGTTCGTCTTGCGTTCCTCATCTTGCCCCCTACTTGTTCCGTTGACAAGTGGAATCATCACCAATCGTCAACTACTTGTCAAGAGAACAAGCGGAAAGTGGGTCACACCCTGCGGTTACTCTCGCTCTACTTGTGTTGGAAAATGCGCTGCACTGGAACAAGTAGATGCCTAGAGGGGACCTTTACCGCCGTGACCGAACAACATCACCAGCCGTCCCTGCGAGACCTCATCAACCGAGCTGCCGAAGTCCGCGACGCCACGGGCCGGCGACTCGCCGAGCTCGCCCAGAAACAGGGCTACGACCTGACTCACACCACGGTGAACAAGATCCGCGCCAGGACCTACAAGTCGCAGCCCTCCGACGACACCATTCGCGCCATCGCCTGGCTTGCCGGCGTCGACGAAGAAGTCGCCTATGCAGCCGCCGGTCGCCGAACCCCTCTGGCACCCTTCGTCGACGACCTGCCCCCCGGTGTGGACTACCTCAACGCGAAGGAGCGCGAAGCAGTGGTCGAACTCCTTCGCGTGATGGTCAGCCAGCGTCTCGCTCTCGATGACGTCAAGGACGAAGACTTGAATGCGGGCGGCCAAGTCCTCAGCCTTGTCGGCCACTCGAAAGAGGAGGATGACGAGGACTTCGATGGCGAATTGTTCGACCCCGAGCAGCTCGCTGCCCGCAAGGGAAAGACACTGGCCGAGCGCGAGGATGAGAACTCCCACGACGACATGTAGTTGATTTTGATTCCATGTCGTTCGAACTGGTGTTCTAATCCGAAGCATGACAGCGAACCGGAAATGGCACCCATGGAGATACCTGCGTGATCACCACCCACACATCGACGTCCACTTCGTCGACCTCCGACCCCACCGACTCCTCGGCCGAGTCACCCGCCGCGGCATCGAAATCGACCAAGGATCACGGCAACGCGAACGACGCTCCACCCTCACCCACGAACTGATCCACATCGAACGCGGACCCGCCCCCCGCCACCCTTACTTCGCCCTCCGCGAAGAACGCACCGTAGAAGAGCTCACCGCCCGCCGACTCATCCCCCTGCGCGAACTCGTCGACGCCTACATCTGGTGCCAGGGCCGCGTGGACGACGAGATGGCCGACGAGCTGTGGGTCGATCTCGACGTCCTGCAGACCCGTCTCCGCACCCTCACCCCGTGCGAACGACGGTGGTTCGACGAGGAGATCGCCCGTCGATCGAACTGACCCACCCACCATCACCACCTGGAAGGAATCACTATGCGCAGATACGCACTCACCACTGCCATCGCCTGCATACTCACGCTGTCGGCCTGCTCATCCGACAATGCCGGCACCCCCACCGAACCCACCACCACGACCACGACCGTCGCATCCGAATCTCGCTCTGCCGCACCACAATCCGAAGGACGCCAACCCGGACAACCCATTCAGGTCGACATCTACGTCCGGGCACTCGCCGACATGTACGCCTCCAACGGCCAACCCGCACCGAGCCGCGCCGAAGCCCTCGAGTTCGCCGACTCCATGTGCGGATTCCTCGACGCCGGCAACTCCCCCTACGACGCGGTGCAGCTCCTCAACGAGGAGGGCTACCCCGAGGAGTACACCGGCGACATCGTGCCGAAGGCCATCGCCGCCGCCTGCACGGAGCATCTGCCCTGATGGCCCGCCCGAGCTTGCCCCTCGGGGCCCACGGCAAGATCGCCCGCACCCAACTCCCCGACGGACGGTGGCGCGCAAGCTGCCGCATCCGCGACATGGACGGCGTCACCCGCAAGGTCTACCGCGAGACCCCCGCCGGCCAACGCGACCGCACCGGAGCCGTCGCCGAGCGATACCTCCTCGAAGCACTCCTCGAACGCGGCCTTCCGCAGGACGGGGAGATCTCCGCAGCGACCAAGGTCGAAGTGCTGTGGACCGAATACCGAAAACAACTCGTCGACGGCGACCGCTCCCCTGCCACCATGGAGGACTACGACCGGCTCGCCGCCAGGATCTGCGCCGGCATCGGACAGCAATCCATCCGTGAGGCCAGCACCCAGCAACTCGACCGATTCCTGCGGGAGATGGCCGACCGGCACGGTGTGCCCACCGCCCGTAAGACCCGCGGCATCCTCTCCGGCATGTTCAAGATTGCCGTCCGCTACGGGGCCTTGACCACCAACCCCGTCCGCGAGGTGTCCGACCTGGCGTCCCGGCGCACCGCCCGCAAACGCTCGAAGTCGATGGACGCGGCCGCGCTCGCGCAGCTGCTCCACGACGTCCGGCATTCCACGGCGCCGTGCCCGGTGGTCCTGTCCGACTGGCAGAAGAAGAAGGGGCTGCGCACCACCAGTAAGCCTGGTCAGATCCCCACGGTTGCCCAGTACTGCGACGGCGCTGACCTCGCCGACGTGATCACCATGTTCGCCGCGACCGGTTGCCGCATCAGCGAACTGCTCGGCATCCGCTGGAAGGACCTCGACCTCGAGGCCCGGTCGGTGACGATCTCCGGGAAGGTCATCCGCGTCCGTCGGGCCGGCATCATCCGGGAGAGCACCACCAAGTCGGCCGCCGGTATGCGCACGTTGCCGCTGCCGGGGTTCGCGGTCGAGATGCTCGAGGCCCGGGAGCGGCGAGCGGACATGGTGTTCCCGTCGGCGGTCGATACGTACCGGGATCCCGACACGGTGTCGCGGCAGTGGCGGCAGGTGCGCGCGGCCCTTGGATTGGAGTGGGTGACGACCCACACGTTCCGGAAGACGGTGGCGACGCTCATCGACGAGGAGGGGTTGTCGGCTCGGGGGGCGGCCGATCATCTCGGGCACGCTCAGGTGTCGATGACGACCGATGTGTACTTCGGTCGCGGCCGGACGCACTCGGTGGTCGCCGATGCGCTCGATGCTGTAGTTGGTGGGAGTAACCGGTACGTTTCCGGTACATCCGAGCACCCTCAGACAAAAAAGGACCCCAGGTGA